CTATATTCTATTCCATATTTCAGCATATATTTTGCGGTATTCTTCCATCGTATATTTGCTATCAATATATTTGCTAGAATTTAATTTCATTAATTCCAGCAAAATATCTTTTGCTATTTCGGAACATTTTACTTTTGCTGAAATTACTTCAGGCTTGTCCATCTCTACCTCCATCGGTTTATTGATATCTCATAATATAACATTGAAATAAAAAAGCCCGCGTATGCGGGCAATGTCATCAGAAGATTGTCAGCCTATTACGGGGCTGTATTTTTGCTTGAGTCCGTCCGATTTGGTGGCAGTGCCATTAATGGCAGCGGCGTTGTTCGGGGTGCCGGTGTTGGCGTGAGTGTGTGCGGCCGTGAGTTCGGCCAGTTCTTTTACCACGTCGAGTGTGTCTATCATCAGCTGCGCCACGTTGATTTCCTGACTGCCTATCCAGACAACCGGCGCAATGATTTCCTGTTTCTGCCCGGCAAGGCTCTGGCGTATCTGGCCAATCTTTTCAATCAGCTTTTGCCCGATATCGAGAGTGACATTTTCCGTTATGGCCAGCTCCATGTTTTTACCAACACTGCCGACCAGGCTACCTTTGGCCGCGATGCTGTAATCGCCGTCCGCTATCTGCTGGACGGCACCGGCCAGTAATGTGGCGGTACCGAGCACTACAGTTTTATCCGTTGCCTGTATGGTGGTGTCCCGGGTGACCAGTTCCCGTTTTTCAGAATCCGCTGTTACCTGCCGGTGCATGGATGATTCGCTGATTGTCTGGTCTGTCTGCCGCTGCCAGCTGCCATCCTGCGTGATGCGCTGTGATACTTCCTGCCGCTGCTGTTGCAGCTGCTCCCCCGGTTTAATATCCGGCAGGGTATTGCCCTGGCTCAGGGTCTGGCGGATAAAAGGCTTATCCGGTCGTCCGCCCTCAAAGGCCATTTCCACCACGGTACCGACCGGCGGAAACTGAAACAAACCGCTTTCACTTCCGGCCATCGGCAGCGGCAGTGGTACCGCGCTGTAAACCGGTGCGCCGGATTCTTTGCCGTCAGCATCCAGCAACTGCACATCCACGGCATAGCGCGGGCGGTACGGATCAGACATATCACCGGCGACAACCGGTTCAGTGTGTGAAACAATTCTGGCCGTCTTCGGCAGATGCAGCCCGGCGGATAGTTCCGGATAGGCGCTATCAATCTGGTTTTGCACCGGGTTCTTTCTGCCTGCTGCGCCGGTTACCACGCTGCTGACTTCCCACGTCAGCGTCATATCCTCGTTATTGAGATTAACTTTTGTCAGCCGCTGGCCGTTGGCTTTTACGCCCGGACGCAGTGACTGCACCATAGGGATGGTCATGCTGTTCCCGCCTGCCTGACCGGTGGCAAATTCATTCGGGATCTCAACCGATTTTTCCGCAAACAGGGAATCCGGCCAGCTGCCGACAAATACGGTACCGTCCGGCAGCTGCTGCCAGATGTAATCCGGAATACTGAACACATTGCCAAGGTTGGCCAGCAACTGATAGCCGGTTCCGTTATGGGTGAAATGGGGGATCGGCTTATCGGCATAGCCTGATGCCGGAACATCAAATGTCAGCCCGGATTCTTTCTGCAGATAGTCGGTGATGGTGCGTAATGTCGGGTGCTGGAATGAACACGGCCACGGCTTTTCAAAAACGCCGGTCAGTTCGCGGACAAGCAGACGCTGAAATCCGTTTGCTGACGGCTGCGCCCGTTCCACATAGCCGGTGAAGTAGCGCAGCAATAATTCCGGATAACCGGCATCCAGCCGTACCAGTTTCCCGGCGTAATCCGCGTCTGTTTTGACGGTGACAAATCCCCGGCCGGCGGCGGAGAGTTCCAGCATGATATTAACGTCCGTGACCTGGACTTCTTCGCCGGATAACTGAAGTCTGAATAAGGGTTTCATTGCTGTTATTCCAGTGCGTCATTAACCGGTTTCAGGACTTTTTCCTCAAACCATGTCAATTTTTCCGGTTCTTCCTGCGCACCGGTCCCGGCTTTTCCGTTTTTACCGGTATCGGCGGCGGCTCCCTGTTTTTTAGCGGCCACTTTGCCGTTTGCCCGGGCCTCTCGTTTTTCAGATACCGACAGGTGTTCGCGCAGAGTGAATGTTATCTGCCACGCCTGTTTGCCTTCTATTTTGCTGGCATCAATGGAGTTAGTGAATGTACCGATTCGGAAATTAATTGCCTGGGCCGTCATGTTGGCTACGCGGTAGCGTTTCAGGTTGCCGCCGTCTTTGGCTTCTGCCAGCGCAAAAAGGCGGGTCAGTGCTTTTGATTCCGTAAACGGCAGAATGCCGGTTATCCGGAGTTCTTTGGGTTTTATGCCCTGTTCCGCTACGGCGGTGCTGGATGATTGCCCGGACTGGTCTTTGTCCTGGAACATCATAGACGGTGTGACGGACAGATTTTTAAGCGGGATCGCTTCGCCGTTCAGGGCGAGGACTATCGTCTGCATTGCTTAACATCCTTGTTAATGCATCAATTTCATGACCGGCGAACAGGGTCGCCAGTGTGTAAACGGCATCCGGCTCCGGGATGTTTTTTTTCATCTTTTCAGCCAGCACTGTGGCATCATCCGTTCCAGAAAAAACCCATACCGGGGCAGATTTCCCCAGCAGCCCGGCAAGTGCGTCACTCATCTGTTTCAGAGCGTTGTCTTTCAGGGTACCGAAATCAGAGAGCGCGGATTTCAGACTGTCCGTGCTGGCCGGTTTACCGGCGGCAGCTTTGGCGGCTTCAATCAGCTGCGCATTCCCGGCCATGCGACTGGTTGACGTGGAAAGTGACTGTGGCAACGGCAAACCGCCGGTCATTTTACCGGGCAGCTGCATTTTTGTTGTCGCCAGTGTTTCCGCCGTTCTGGCCATCCGTTCAACCTGAGAAAATACCGGCAGCGGGAAAACCGCTGAAAATACCGAAAGTGACCGCATAAATTCCGCAAAGGTTTTGCCGGTAACCATCAGCACCAGTACCGAAATCTGACCGGACCCGGCAAGTTTTCCGGCAATATAATTCACCGCATTGACCGGACTTAAATAGCTGCCGGATTCGTTGGTCTGGCCAACGCCATAGACAAACGGATGCACCGGCAGAATTGAACAGGTGATCGGCGGCATATCTGCCGCCATGCTCATGTTTTGCCGGTACCAGCGCGGGACGCTCATTCCGGTTTCTCCGGCCAGATGATATCCGGGGCGGTTGATGCGTCCACTGCTTCCAGTAGATCCAAATAATCCAGCCAGGCGTTTAACCGTTCCCGTTCGTCCTGTTTGATACGCCCGAGTGCCAATTTTGTCCGGAGCATTTCTGTTTCGGTGTGGACTTCGGCAATCAGGTATTGTTTTTTGGCTTCAGCCTGTTCAATGAGACGGGCCTTTGTCGGCGTTTTGCTGATATGTGTATCAATTTCCTTTGCCGTCATTTTAGTCAGTCCATCCTTCACATACCCGGCTGATACCTGTTCATCATCATATGAATAGACATCACCTGTTTTTTTATCTTTATAAAAATTACTCATTATCAGCATTCCTTCCATATGCCAACCGATGGCGCTTTAATCATGTACTCTGACTGTGGAGGCACAATAAAAAAAGCCGGCATCGTTGAGGCTGCAACCGCGCCGGTGTTGCTTTCAATTATTAGTTCATTATCAACATATACCTCGGTTTTCCCGGTTTCAGACGCATACTGTTTTGTAAATGACACCATGCGCGGGAATGGATCTGTGTTTGTGTAACGAGTATCAAGGTATCTATTTGGTTTAACATTTTTCCATTTGCTGTTTATTCCCAAAAGCTGTTCTTTAGCTGCGAATAACTTACCATCCATCTTAATGCCGTCATTTCCGATGGTTATCTTGTTACCCGTTACTCTGTTTTCCAGAGTCAGCATGTTATTGTTTGTAATCCCCCACCATGCCGCGAAAGTATCCTGGAGATACAATTCCTGATACACCGAGGTACCAGCTTTTGCTTTCAGTGTCTGGACGCGGCCACCAGATGCCTCAATATCTGTCTGCCCGGCAATTTTCCCGCCGGTTTTATCAAATTTTGCAGATAATCCGGAATTCAAATCACCTATTTTCGTTGAAAATAAATCCAGTGACGGCACCTTACTCCGATCATTACCCATCTGATCGGCAATACTGGCCTTATCAATCTTTTTATTCAGTTCCAGACTGAAATTAGCCGTAGTAACGTAACTCCCCGCTGGCTGATAATCACCAATAGGCTGATACTTATTCGGAAGGTCTTTTTTCAGCTCCGCCAGTTCACGATCAGTCACGGTACCTTTTACCCGCTTATCCGTGATATTGCCGTTCTGGTCGATTTCGGCGATAACGGCGACATAATGCTGAAACCCTGCGGTATCCTGATAGTGTGCCAGCGTTTTAGCCGTAGTAACTTTGACAAAGGTCTGCCATTTGCTGACCAGATTGCCCTGGAAGGTGAAATCGGCGTAAATTTTGGTATCACGCAGATTATTGAAAGTCGTGATTTCGTCCAGCGTGCCGCGCAACCCTTCGATGTAAGCCGTTCCCGGTGTGACGCGGTATTGTTCGGCGGCTTTGGTGACAAGGAAACCATCACCAAAAAATGCGGCCGCGCCGTAAATATCGCGGTTGGCCAGCCGCTGGATTTCGTCCATACCGGCCAGACGGGCGGTAAAATCAATCTGCCATGTCTCCGCAGAGGTGGTGATTTGGGTTTCTTTGGCAGCACCGTTAAATTCCAGCAGGAAAGAACGGGTAAGAACGTTACCCTGAACACCGTCAACGGTTTTGATTTTGCGCTGCTCCGGCGCATGGGTAATCATGGCCAAAGTGCCGGATTCTTTGTTAATCAGGCCAATCCAGTTAAAAACAAAATCACCTGCATCGGTACCGAGCGTGACGCTGTAGGCAACCGCATTTTCACTGGCCAATCCGGCTTTGTTGACGGCCTGACGGTGTACGATTTGCCCGGCCGGCGGCAACTTCTCATCCCGGCTGATATCTTTCGACGGATCCAGCCCCGGCACATTGGCAAAAACAAATTCATTCAGCGCAACGGGTTTGCCGAGCGCAGCCTCCTGCGCTTTCCAGCGCTCAAAATCGGTTGTGATAACTGATGACATAATTATTTCCCTATAATTTCGCGTGATACACGGCGTTATCAGCCTGATTGCTTTCAAGTTTTGCGCTGCTGAACCGGCTTTCCGCGTCAATGCTGCCGATCCGGATAAATAAAACAGGTTCCTGTAATTTTGCGTGGTAGCAAACATATTCACCCTGAATGTGTCCGACATTCATATTCAGTGTGTTGCTGACTATCACCTCAAACCGGTAGCGGCGACAGGTACGCCCGTACTGCCGGATGATGTTCAGTAACAGGTCTTCGTTTTTCGCGATTTGTGAATCTGTGACCCGCAGGATAATAACGTCCCAGTCAATATCCGGCTGGCGCTCCAGCAGTTCGATATAGCCCACGCCGAGGCGCTCAAATATCGCGATAAACCCGGCCACGCTCCCGGCATCTTTGGCGTTAATAAACGCAAACTTCACCCGCTTGCGGAACAGATCAAGCGGCTCACCGTTAAAGCGGTGAATATCCCGCTGATACGCCAGAATGGCCAACAGACCTTCCGTGCAGGTTTCCGCGTCCAGTTGCTGTAACGGCCATGTCAGCCAGCCGTATACGCCAGACCAGAACCGGCGCAATGCAGCGAGTAATTTCGCCGGTTCGCCTTTATCCATCCATGACGGCAGGTGTAGCCGTTTCAGTTTTTCCTGAAAATCAGACATTTTTCACCACCACAGAGAGCGATTTCAGGCGCGGCACACTCAGCTCACTGATGATGTCAGCGAGTGAGAATGTTAGCGACTGAATATCCGGGAATGTCCGGTGAAGTTCGCGCCCGAGGTTTGAAAACGAAAACCGCGAGTATGGCCATGTCTGTTTCACTTCATAAAAACTGTTTTCCCGGAACGCGCAGCGCACCATGTCGCCGGTCTCTTTTTTCAGTTTTTCCAGCTGTTCGCCGGTGAAGTTGGCGATGTTGTCCACAAACAGAGTCAGCACCAGATCATGATGGGTTTCCGGCAGCGGCATACATTGCATGTCGTCGCCGTGGCCGTGGTGCCCCTGATTGGTCACATAATCATTTACTTTGTCGATAAACGGCTGACTGATTACGCCACTGTCCAGCAGTAAATAAGCATTAGCCGTGCCCGGACCGCGCGGCGCATCATGCAGAAAGAAAATCCGGTCAATGCTCAGGCCGACAATCCCGGCAATCATGCCAGCGTATACCGCATCTGTGTGGTAGTTTCCGACCAGGTTGTACTGGTTGCGGCAGCGATCACGCAAATCATTGTCGCTTTCGGCATCCCCGCCCGGCGTGGTCAGCCAGTCGTCCTCATTCTGTACCCGCTCAACTCCGGCCACGGCAACCGGCAGAATACGGAAATAGCCTGGGGCGAGGTTATGAGCACCGCCCGGGGCATCTGCCGTTACCGGGATCAACCCGCTTTGTGTTCCCGCCGGTATTTCTGCGGCTTCCGTGGTGCTGACGCTGTAAATCACACCGGCAATCCGTTCTGTCTGAATCACTGTGCCTTTCGGTACCGTCACAACCGGCGCACCGGCGGCTTTGTAAAAACGGATCACCCCGGAAGCCGCGGTTGCCGGTTTGCGTTTCAGGTTTACGCCCCAGGCGAACATATCCAGCCAGACACCGGAAGCTGTGGCCAGATACATATTGCGCATCACCACATTGACCAGTGCTTCTTTCAGCCAGAGCACAGGATTAATCACGATGATGGTTATCAGCCGCCAGAACGGGGACATGCGGGATGTGTTGGTTATCAGTCCCTCATCGGCAACGGTCTGTTCAAACTCCGCCCGGATCTCGTCTTCGGTAACCGGCATGCCGCTGTCATGCAGCACTTTTTCATAGTCGATATCGGGTTTTTTCATAAGTCCACTCCCTGACTGATGCGGCCGAAATCATAGGTATCTGCCGTTATCCACAGTTTTACCGGGGATTCCTCATTCACCCGGACCGTACCCGGCACAATGCGCTCATTATCTTCAACCAGCATTTCTATCTGATTGCGCAGATCAGCCCGCAATGTAGGGCTGCGCTCACCAACCAGCTCTGTGGCCAGACCGCTTTCAATAATGGCGTGAACACAGTCCTGTGCAATTGATACCCGGTTATCACACAGTACCGGCTCATTACCTGAATTCAGGGTGAAATCACGGTCAGTGATCAGTAAATCAATGTATAAGCTATCCATGCTGTAACATCTCGTATTCTGCTAATTGCTGCGGGTCAGGCATGTTTTTCACGTTAATCGTGACGTTTCCGACACTGCGGCTGTTGTCTTCATTAATGGTTGTATTACCTGCAACACCTTTACCGACCCCGTTTTTATCAATCCCTTTCACCTGGCCGCCGGTCAGCAGCTGCTGACTGTTTACCGGTGGTGCCGGTTGCTGATTCAGGTAAGCCGACATAAATACCTGTTGCTGACGGAAAGCCTCAACCGCTGTTGCTGCATCCATATCCGGCAGTGGTGAGGCACTTTGTCCGGCACCGTCGCTGATTTCCATCCGGTCAATATTGACGCCCGGCAGGTAATTCAGTTTTTCAACAAAGGAGTTGTAGATATCTGCAAACGTCTGTTTTATCCATGTCCAGACCTTGCCGAAAATATCCCGGATGCTGTCGCCCATAGCTGAGAATGTGTCCGATAATGAAAATTCAGTGAACCACTTACAGAGTTTGTCCCAGCCTTTTCCTATGCCATCCCATACCTTGGCGAACATGTCACCGACCCACGCCACAGCAGCGGCCAGCGCCTTAAACACCGCCGTATTTTGAATGGCGGCTTTGATTTCGTCCCAGTTCTGAATCAGCTTGTAAATTCCGTACCCCAGCAGAGCTATGGCAGCAATGACCAGCAGAATCGGCAGGCTCATAAAGTTAAACGAAATTCCTGCCATGACTGCCGCCATGCGGACGGCCAGCAGGGTGCCGCGTAAGAATTTCAGAGTGATATTCCATGCTTTAACGGCTGCGTTATACAGCCAGACAGCGGCGGTACCGATTTTCATTACTGCGGTACAGGCAATCCAGACCGCTTTCAGTGCCGCCCATATCAGCCGGGATATACCGATCACCACATTAAGCGCGGCACCGGCAGCGGCCAGTCCCGTTATCCCGCCGACGATATATCCTATCCATTTTGCGATATTCGGGAACAGCGTCAGCCAGCGGACTAATGTTTGTCCGCCTTCCGCTATTTTGTTGATCAGCGGAGTGATAACCGGTAGTAAGGTCATTCCCACGGCAATGCGGATTGTTTCCCAGATAGACATCAGCCGTTCCCACGGATCCGCTAGTTTATCGGCCATTTCCCTGGTGCGTTTCAGTCCGTCATTGGCACCGAGTGAGGTGATATTTTTACGCAGCACATCCACATCACCATAAAGCTGTTTCACCACCACGGCAGAATCACCGAAAGCATCATCAATCTCTTTCTGTGCCTTAAGGTTGCCGTCGATATTATCGCCGTACTTCTGATGCAATTTTTCCAGCATTTCCGGCATGGAATTCATTTTTCCGGAAGCATCAACAAAGCTCAGGCCAAGTTTTTTTGCGCCATCTGCCGCGCCGGTCATAAAGCCCTCATAGGCTCCGCTGGCCTCCGTGCCGAGTGTCCGCTGCAATTCGCCCAGGACGGCAAGCTGTTCATCAATACCAATCCCGAAGTTGGTACCGGCAGCGCGGGCACCTTCCATCAGGCCGGTTATCTCCGCCATTGAGGTACCAAACGTCTGCGACATATACACCGCTTTTCCGGCCAGTTCTTCGGCAAACTGATTTTTACCGACCTGATCGGCATAGGTGGAAAACTGCGAAAACATCTGACCCATGTAGGCAGTGGCTTCGTCAGAGGTGGTTTTCAGTGCTGCCGCCGTGGTATTGGTGACGGTGGTCAGGTGCGGGAGTTCGTTATCAGCCACGCCGCTGATCGCTTTGCGGATGGTCAGTGCGGATTTAGTGAATTCAACAGAGGATTTCCCGTACTGTGCGGAGAAATCCATTGCTGACTGAGTGACTTTTTTCATCACAGAATCATCAACCCCCTGCAAACTCGCGGCTTGCAGGGCTTCATTCATCTGTAACGCGGGATCAAGCAGGCCTTTCATTGAGAATATCGCACCGGCCAGACCGGCGGCACCGATCGCCGTCTGTTTAAAGGCTTTCTGGCTTTCATCAGCAAAACCTTTTAACGCCGCGCCTGCCTGTTTTAAAGGCTTGGTGACGTTATCAATCAGGCTTAATGTAAAATCCAGTGAGTTCATTATTCACCCTCAAACGCCAGCGCGATGCCGTTGGCCACGGCGATACGCATGTTTTCCCAGTTTCTGTTATCCAGCCAGACAGCACGGGCTAAGTTTTCTTCATCGTCGTTATCATGCGGGAAGTAGTGGCGGCGCAGTGCTGCCGCCTGTTCCAGATGATTGCGATCAATCGCATCAACCCGTGCTTTTAGTTTTTTACGCTGATATCCAGTTTCGGTGCGTACTGGTCATTCACTGTCGTTGCAATCTGCAACGCGGCACCAGGACGTTCCAGCAATTCGCCCAGGGCTTCTTTGTCTTCTTTGACGACAATGCGGTTCAGATAGGTGTGCGCCGGGGCAACTTTGTTATCCATGGCCATTTCATTAATGAAGCCGTTATAGGCGATCATATTTGGCTCAAAGCGGATATCGTTACCGGCAATATTTAAGGTGATTACGCTGGCTTGCTTACTCATTGTTCAGGTTCCTTCTGATGTTAATCTCATCAACCAACTGGTTGTGACGTGCGGCACAATTGCCGTACATATCCTGCAAATCCGTTGCCGGTTCGCTAACGTCTTTTCCCGTCTGGCCGTTCATTCTCGGCAGCGTCTCCGGGCATTTTGTTAATAAATTTTCCTGATAAAGCCCGCTCGATGGCGGCAGCTTTGTCGTTGTACATGCTGACAAACTCAGGGCTAACGCACACATTAGTAAACACAGGCTTAATAATTTCAGTTCTGATTTCTTTGGGGGCAGCATTGGCGATGCTCTCCAGCTGTTTTTCCAGTTTCCGCGAAGACTCGCGGGAAATGGCCTGTGATTCTGTCCGGGCCTTATCACCGGCAGCGGTGGCGGCGCGTTCAACTGCCAGCTGCACGCTGTCGTGATAAAGCCCGTTTACCCACCAACCCGCACCGAAAGCCGCAGTAAGCAGGGCGAGGATCAGTGCGAGTTGTTTAATCATCACTTCACCCCGTTATGCTCAAGGCTGAAATGATTGCCGTCCGGACGGGAGAAACGCCCGCCCCATGTCCCGCCGATGGATTCCCAGTATTCCCCCAGTGGCAAATAGCTCGGGGTATCGGTTTTATACTGGCCGTTGATAAACAGATTAAAATCCACAGCCAGACGCTGAGTGTGCAGGCTGTTGCTGATGCCTTTGCCGGATTTAGCGTTCAGTTTCGCCTGTTCCGGCGTTCTGTATGCCTCACCAAACGTGAGGCGGTAACCGTGGTCATTAGCCCATAAAATCAGCTGGGCGATCATGACGGTAAAAAGGGACTGCTTTTCACTGAGTGTCATTTTTCCAACTTCCCTGTAAGTAACCTGCTGCCGCGCTTTTTCAGCCACATTTCAACGCACTGATAACCCGCGATACCCAATGCCGACCCGATGCCGGTAACGGCCAGCGGACTGATATCAGGCCACCAGACCAGCAGCGCACCAGCCATCACCGATACGGCAGATCCCAAAATCATACGGCTGAAAAAAAGCCTGATAGTGATGGGTTCGTTACCGTCCAGCATTTTTCCCAATCCGATAAATGCCCCGATAACTGCCAGGGTAATAATTGTTTTGTTATGTTCTTCCATGAACATATATCCTTGTTTAACCGATTAAATTATCTGTCAGTTCAGATTCCAGATACGGGATGCCGTCGATTCGGACAAAATCCGGACTGGTAACAACAAACTTCACTTTCAGGCTGACCACACTGCCGCCTTTCGGGTCCTGGTCGAGAATGTCAGAGAGGATCAGTTTGCAGCCGAAGGCTTCCACTTTCATTTCCTCTGACCCGGCTTTGGCATACCACATCAGATCAACCGCCGGAATACTGCGCCATGACCCCGCAGCCCGCGCTTTGGCTTTAAGAATGGCTAATGCTTTGGTGCTGAATTCCAGTTCACCCTCGGCAGAAACATCACCCGAAATCCAGCCATCCGGGACACCCTGAGTCTGTGCCGCAGCGGTGTTATCCGTGAGGCTTAATGTCGATTTTTCGACATGAATTAATGAGCCGTCCAGATTGAAATCAAAGGACTGACCGGAAATACGCTTAGTACTCATTATTCATTCTCCAGTGACAAATCCAGAATAACGCTGGCTTCAATCCCTTTCGGGCACTCATAGGTGCGGACGAGGAAATAAACAGCGACTAATGTTTTTGTTTTCCACGTAATCACCACATCACCTTCCTGCGGCGGACGGCATTCTCCCGGGAAGGTGATACCGTTGATCTCACTGGAGCGGGACATTTCACGCATCACGCGGGAAAAATAGGCTTTGTGGGTTTCGATGCTGTTCGGTGTGCTGTTCAGGCTGCGGTCACCAATTTTTGCAATCGCCCGGATACGGACATTACGCGCCACTTTGTCAACGATGCGCAGATTCTCAATAGCCTGATAATCACCGCCCTCAACATCCAGCGTGCGGGCATCCGCCCAGTACAGGCCGTCATAGTCCGGGTACCACATCGGAACACTGATACGGTTCTTTTCCAGTGCCTGAAGCGTGGCAAGGTCGATTTCTTTCTCAGTACCGTCAACCGGACGTTCTGCGCCCATGTCGATCAGCGCACCGGTTTTTACCCGGGCCGGTGTGTCAGCAATGGTCACTGCACGATTACAGAGGCGACCGGCCAGCACACCCGGCTCTTTACCCCATAATTTCGGCACCAGCTGCACAGATGAGGCGGCAAACCCTTTTTGCAGATCTGTCACGCGGGTAACATAATCCGCCCAGCTTTCATTTTCCTGTGCACCGTCCACGGCCAGAATCGACCAGACCCAGCGCCCGTATTTTGCGATCAGTGTTGCCCGTAGTGTGTTGGCGGCTTCGATAATTTCTTTTGTTGCCGGTACCGTCAGTACATAGCCCTCCGTGCTGGCCACATCCTGCGCGGCAATGACGGCGTCAACAAATGCCAGCGGTTCGGCATCCTCAGCAATCACATGCACATACCCGGACCAGTTCTGACCGGCGTTTGCCATTGCGGCCATCACGATATTTTTCAGGGTACTGTCATCACGCCCCAGCACATCGTCAAAATCAGTCTGTGTGTTAACAGATACCGTTTTTCCGGTGTTGGTTTTCCCTGTGCCGATAAACAGCACAGTGCGTTCGACTTCTTTTGTCTCGCCCTGCAACTGGTTCAGCTGATTGACCTGCACAAATGGCCATGTCATAAAAAATCCCTCTTATGGTTGATTAACCAAACCCAATCCCTTGTAACTGCCGGGCAAGTGCTTTTTCAAAATCATCCTGGCTGATGCCTAAAAACTCGCGGGACGGCACATCAATCGCCCATGAACTTTTCGGTGCTTCATCACTCAGGATGCGGATTAACAGCCCCGCCTGTGTAAAACTCATTGCACCTTCGATATCTTTTATCGCCGGTTTGCGCCAGCCTTTGCCCTTGCGGACTTTGTAACCCAGTTCGCGCAACCTTTTAGCCTGCTTTTTTGTCGCTTTCCGCGAGTTGTCCCGCTGCGATTTAAAGCTGCTTTTACTGATGCTGACGCTCATACCGTGCTGTTGTGAGTACCCGACAACCCCGGCAGGAATATCCTTTTTACCGTTACGGTATTTACCGCCTTTCAGGTAGATACGGACGCTTTCTGTTTCCGGCATTTCCCGGATGTGCAGCAGTTTCGGCATATTGCGCAGCATCTTTTTACGCCAGTTGCCCTTACGCGGATCCCACGGCTGGCCGTCCGGGGTCTGCTGGTTTCTCACGTTACGTTTCGCTGCTGCTATCACGCCGTATTTTGCAATCCGCCATAACAGGCGCTGACGCTTTTTCTGCGGTAAATCCAGCCGTTTCAGGGTTTCCTGTAACTTTTTAAACTGCGCCGGATCCAGACCGCCTGATATCATTGCCGGGACCCGGTAAATTCAGCATCTTCGGCAATCCAGTGTTCCGGCTCACACAGTGTCCAGCGTTTGCCGTCCATCGGAACAATACCGTTTTCGTCTTCACGCATGCTGACGTTCTCGGCAAGCTGCAATTCAACAACCACAACCGCCTGATTCCCGTCATTAATATCGACATCCATTGACGGACGGTCTAAATCCAGCTGAATATCATCAATATCATCGGTTTCATTCAGCCAGGCATCGATCAGGATGCCGATATAGCGCGGGTCTGTCTGCTTATACGGGAAACGCCCCCAGGCGATTACCGCGTTATATTGCTGAATGTGCATCCGGTACTGGCCATTACCGAGATCACGCTGTGCCGGGATAAACTGAATGCTGTCCATTTCGCTGCTGAATTCCACGGAACACGCACCTTCCGGCAGGTTCTTTTTCAGAAAATCAGTCAGTTGCTGTAATTTGCTCATATCGTTTTCACCGTGGCACGTTTCAGGCCTTTCATATTACGGATCACCAGCGCGGACTCAGCCAGCAACCGGCGGCGCAGTTCCGGGCTTTCCTGCTGCGGGTTCGGCGCCCGGCTGACAATGGCGGTGTACTCGCCGAGTAAATCCGCTTTTGCCCTGGCAAAAACCGCTTTCAGGTACTGCGCACACAGCGCATTTCGCCCCTTGCGGGAAACACCCGGCACATCCTGTGCCGTTGCAAATCCGTCTGCCTGGTGTGTTTTTTGTACTTCTGACAGTTCGCCGTTGACCTCAGTCAGTGTGGCGATCAACGCGTCTGCCAGAAAATCAGCACTGATGTCTGTCGGAATAGCACGGCTCCGCTGAAAGTCCTGCAAATCCACATCCGGCCAGAAACCGTTATTTTTGATTGCTTCTTCCCGGTAATCGCCGTCGTTTCCGTCAAACATTCCAACCTCTACATAAAAAATTGCTTCGTTATCAGCAACAGTGCAGCCATATAGACCACAGTTCCATCATTCAGCGGAATCACTGCTGAAATCCCCGCAGAAGAACAAAACCCTTTCACCATTAAAATTCCAAAAAACGATGTAACAACCGCTAAAAAATATTGAAATATGAAATCAATAAATCGCAACGGGATTGACTGTATTAAATCCATACCTAATCCTTAAAAAAGCGGGCTGTCCGGCATCCGTGGCCAATCGCAGTAAACTGCATTGCCTCCGCCGCGCCCGCTTTGGCTTGCGGTAGTTGTTATTCAGCGGTGAGCGCACGGAGGCGCATTGCGATACGCGACCGGTACGTTTTGACACCGCTGTTATGGTTCAGCTGATACGCGCGTGCAAGGTACGAATCCGCCAGTTCCAGTGTTTCTTTGTTGTCTATCGCGCTGGCTTTTGCTTCTGTGTTATCACCTTTCAGCAGTCCCAGTGCCGCGAACTTGTACCACTTGGCCTGTATCTTTTCGTGGATGCGCCATTTTTCAGTGACGTTTTTAAATGTCCGCGAGAAATACGGCTCTACAGAGTTCCCGGCTTCGCTTTCCAGCTGCGCCCATTCAAGGACGGTATCAGCCACAAAAGCCGGAAATCCGCTTTTAAACCCCGGGGTGAGCTGTCCCTGCTCAATGGCGATATCCGCCCAATCCAGTCCCTTTTGGAAATCCCCGACATCAAACAGCCACACGACACAGTAGGAGAAGATCGGGTTTTTATAGACCTTTCCCTCATCAAGATAGCGTTGCGCAGTGGGGAGGTAGTTCGGCAGGAATTCCCGCTTTTTTATATCCGTGCGCTCGGCCATCGTCAGCCCTTTGAGCCGTGCGGCATCCCGGTCAACAGCCCGCGCCTGCAAATGCATGCTTTCACCGTCAGCAATGGCGACTGCCTGTTGCTGTTGGAGTTGTTGCCGCATTCTGACTTCAAGCCGGTGTTGCTGTCCGGGTGACAGAGCCATGATTTACTCCCCCGGCTCAGTTACAGTGCCGATAGTTACCGCTGATTCATCGTAAGCACCATAAAGTTCCGGATATTCCAGTGCATACCCTTCGTTACGCAAGTAGCTGTTTTCAAACTGCTTGCGATCTTCCACAAATTCAGCCTTGCGCTGACGGGTGCCACTCTGCGTGTAAATATGCAGGTTAGACAGCGGTGTAACCACCATACGTTTACCAGGCATAAATGGCGGAATGATTGCACGACGACCAGCTATTGTGCTGCCCAGCATCTGAGCAGCGATTTTTTCAGTTGGTTTATCTGCCGCCTGATACAGCCGGTATTGTTCTGCCGCTACCAAATCAGCACCAACCAGAACAACCAAACGCGGATCCTGACGAAATTCAGACGGAATGCAGGTATTGATGATGTCAGAGGCCATAGCATCCAATGATTTGAATGTCCCGTTATCATCCAGAGTTACAGGCTTTGTAATAACCTGTGCGCCGTCGTCCCACTCTTTTGCGATCTGATGCCAACCGATGTTTACATCTTCGCCGGATTTGAATTTGTCCGGGTCCGTATCTCCTTCAGCGATATGTGTTCCGTTAAATCCGATACGCAACATATCCAGTGCAAACTGCTGCTGAATGAATGACTGCACAAGCTGGAAAAATTCATTTTCACCACCGGCATTAGCCCACACCGACAGCGTATTCCACGCCAGATGTGCGCCTGAGTCTGTTTCAACCAGAGCGTAATCATTGCCGGTAACGCCGATTTTGCGCGTAAAACGACCTTCTTTTTTACGCCCCGTTGACAAACCACCACTGCCCGGCGATACAACCTGACCTACAAGCTGAGGTACATCGGCAACAGTAATCCAGCTCAGAAACTCAACAGACTCAAGTAATGCCTGACGCAGCTGTGTTTCTTTCGGCCCGGTGAGCTTAAACTGACGTGCAACATTGGAAACGCCGCAGGCCTTACCCAGTTCAGCAGAGTATTTATCTAAAAGCTCTTCCGCTCGCTGTGTTAACATGGATATCCTTCTCCTTTCTTAATAGACAAACAGCGCATTTATACTAAGTGCGTAAAGCGCTTATTTTTATCACCACGCGGAGATTTTGACGGTAAACCCGTGGCGAGCTTATCCAGCTTGCCGAATTTACCCAGAATATCCGTCAGATTGTCGCGCAGCTGTGCAAACTCAGGTGTATCAACAGCGTCTTTTACGACTTCGATATCTTCCTGTGCTTCTGCCATAGAGGTTTCAATCGCGGTTACGCGGATCTCCAGTGCCGAAAGGGCTTCCGCCAGCGCCTGAAGCGCATCACTACCACCGGTGTCATCACTGCTACCTGTATCAGTGCTTGGCTCGTCAATATTGAAAAACGCGCGCCAGCCTTTACCTTTGCCTTGTGCCATTTTTTTATCCTTAAATTTCTTCACTTCATCAAAAACAAGTGGCTTCAACGCCCCGAACCGGTAATCACCTTTCCGTGATCTGAATTGCAGGCGGGTTGTTCCCACACTGGCCGGTGAGCATGTAACCCCCAGCCCCTCAAGATATGTTTTCCCGGTATTCCGGAAATTGCCTGTTGGTGTAAACTCGGCCGATGTGAAGAGTAACTGCCCGTCACGGTTGGCCTGCAACAGATGGTGATTAGGCCGGAGTCTGGCATAAAGCCGCAGAATCCCTTCATCATCACGCCCGGCTTTCAGCTCAAGAACTTCACCCATTGAGCCGAACCAGCGTTCATGCTCAGGCCAGATACATGCTGTATACATATCTGTGCTGTACATTTCGGCGGCTTCTTCCAGCCATCTGGCTTCAATCACCCGACCATCGACAGTGTCACCTTCCGTAGCGATACACAGCCAGTTCGTCATTAATTGCGACATTTCTACATGTTTCCCCGTCCCTGGGTTAAAAGCATTCCCTTTGAGCCGCCAGTATTACGAATAACGATTCACACCGCGAATGGTTCAGTTCGGATATAGCCCTATAGCCGAAATCCTGTTGATGCCGCGCTGTTCCTGATACCGCACAATGTCCGGACTATGGCTAAACACTCTGATGCAAAAATACAGGTCGCAAAATCACTCTATCTGCGACGCTATACTCCGGCGGAAATCGCGGAGGAATTAAATCTGCCTAACCGGCGGATCGTTTATTACTGGGCGCAGAAATGGAACTGGGCGGATATGCTCAGTCATGAAAGCGTGATTGAGGCGATAAATCGCCGCGTGGTGCTACTGACAGAGCGCAACAATAAAAGTGACGCGGATAAAGACGAGCTGGACAGGCTGATCGCCCACCACGTTAAACTGATGTCACAGCAGAATAAGCACAAAGAAAAGCTGGCAGAGGCAAAAGCACAGGCTGGATCCGGCAGCGGGTACACCACGGATGAAAACGGAGAGCCGCAGAAAAAACGCCGGTATAAGAAAAACGATATTTCTGAGCTGACCCCGGAAGATTTCCAGAAATTTGCCGATGAAATGCTGTTCGGCTATCAGAAGCATCTGCGCATCAATATTAAAAAGGCTATCCGCAATATCCTGAAATCCCGCCAGATTGGCGCGACCTGGTATTTTGCCTTTGAAGCCTTTGAAGATGCTGTATTAACCGGCGACCCGCAGATATTTTTATCCGCATCCCGACCACAGGCGGAGGTCTTCCGCTCTTATATCGTCAATATCGCAGAGCAGTATTTCGGCGTGACCCTGACCGGTAACCCGATCAGACTGAGCAACGGCGCGGAGCTGCGCTTTTTATCCACCAATAAAAACACGGCGCAGTCCTACAGCGGGCATCTTTATTGTGATGAATATTTCTGGGTCCCGGATTTCAAACGACTGAACGAAGTCGCTTCCGCTATGGCCACACACGATAAATGGCGCACCACTTACTTTTCAACGCCGAGTTCCAAAACCCATCCGGCTTACCCGTTCTGGACGGGTGACGAATGGCGCGGTACCGATCCGAAACGTAAAAATGTGGTATTCCCGACATTTGAAGATATGCAGGACGGCGGCAGGGATTGCCCGGATGGCCAGTGGCGTTATGTCATTACCATTGAGGACGCTGTCCGCAACGGCTTCAATCTGGCCACCATTGATAAGCTGCGTAACCGCTACAACACAGACACGTTTAACATGTTGTATATGTGTGTGTTTGTCGATTCAGGCGCGTCAGTCTTCAAATATAACGACCTGGAAAAATGCGCCGTTGATATCGGGCTTTGGGATGATCACGACCCGGATGCCGCGCGTCCGTTCGGCAACCGTGAAGTATGGGGCGGCTATGACCCGGCACGTTCCGGCGATACCTCCACCTTTGTGATTGTTGCCCCGCCGGAAAGGCCCGGTGAAAGCTTCCGGATTCTGGCTACTTATTACTGGCAGGGTATGGCATGGAAACACCAGGCAAAACAGATTGAGGATCTCACCAAACAATACCGGTTTACCCATATCGGCATTGATACCACCGGTATCGGCCACGGCGTGTATGAAATGGTGTCAGACTTCGCACCGCGTATAACAACGGCCATTCACTACAGCCAGAACACCAAAACACAGCTGGTACTCAAAATGATTGACCTTGTCGATGATCAGCGCCTGGAGTGGAACGAGGAACAAAAAGAGATTCTGGCAAGCTTCCTCGGCATCCGCCACACCATGACCGGCAAAGGCGGAGCTATGACATTTGTCGCTGACCGCAGTAAAGAAACAGGGCATGCCGATGTGTTCTTTGCCACCTCTCACGCAGTGGCCAACGAACCACTGAACAACGAAAAACAGCGTAAATCTAAATACCGCTTTCAAAAGGCTGCATGATGAGCAAAAAAAAGTTACGGAAGACCGCGGCTAAAACGGCCGGCACAAAACGGAATATGAGCATTATCACCCTGGGTAAGCCTGAACCTATTCTGACAACCCACACGGATTATCAGAATATCTGGTATGACAACGATTATGATCACTACACGCTGCCGATTGATCGCACCGCGCTGGCGCAGCTGGTAAACCTGAACGCACAGCACGGCGGGGTGATTCATGCCCGGGCCGGTATGGTGCTGTCAGATTTTATGGGTGGCGGACTGAACCATCAGGATTTACGGGCATCCGCGCTTGATTATCTTATTTTCGGTGATACGGCCATTTTAAAACTGCGGAATTACTGGGGTGAAGTAACCGGTTTTCATGTACTGCCCGCGCTGTTTATGCGCCGCCGTAAAGACGATGATTTTGTGATATTGCAGGAGGGGGAGCCGATGATTTACACACCGGATGATGTGATTTATATGAAGCAGTATGACCCGCAACAGCAGGTTTACGGCATCCCGGATTATATCGGCGGTATACATGCAGCTTTGCTCAACAGCGAAGCGACCATCTTCCGCCGCCGCTATTACCACAACGGCGCACACACCGGCGGCATGATTTACTGTAATGACCCGATGCTGACTGATGAAGTGGAAGACATGATCACAGAGAAATTACAGCACAGTAAAGGCATTGGTAACTTTGAAACGATGTTTGTGCACATCCCGAACGGGGACCCGGAGGGAATTAAATTTATTCCGGTAGGGGATATTTCCGCAAATGATGAATTCAGTAACGTAAAAAATATCAGTGCTCAGGACGTTCTCACCGCCCACCGGTTCCCGGCAGGGCTGGCCGGTATTATTCCCGGCAATGTCGGCGGACTGGGCGACCCGCTGAAAGCGCGGGAGGCATACCGGCAGGATGAAGTTATCCCGGTACAGCGGATGTTTGCTGACGCGGTCAACAGTGACCCTGAAATACCAGAAAACCTTAAACTCCGTTTTAAAGAAGATGCCGCAGGTTCAGGTGAAAAATGAGACAAAATAAAGTAAAATTACGTGAGTTAACGGCTTTATGGAAAAATAACATGCGCAAGATGAAAGTATTTTGTCCGGTCTGCGAAGCAGCCGCAGTAATACGTAAAAGTAATCGCAAACACCGGGAGCTTGCTGACCTGTATTGCGCCTGTTCTGATGTTGAGTGCGGCCATACTTTTGTTTTACAGCTGACGTTTTCCCACACTCTCAGCCCCAGCGCCAAAGACAAAGAGCATTTACTGGAAAAAGCCCTGACCGGGCTTAATTCTGAACACAGACAGATGGCACTAAATCTGATTAATGCGAGTGTCGCCTGACAAACAAGCCGCCGGAAGGTGGCTTTTTAACTTCACATAAGGTTACTTTCTAAAAAGGATAACTTCTCCACATTAAAATCACAAAGAAAATCAAAGATATTTAAATCATTAATGATTACTTCATTTATATCACCAATCCCTAAAGACGATTCAATAATCTCCTTCTGCTTATTATTAATATTAGATAGATGTGAATGAAAACCCAGACCTAACAATTCAATTATATTATTGATAATCGTGTATTTACTGCCACTCATACCATCAAATTTATTATTATAAAATGCCTGAACACTATTAAGAACATTTTTATCTCTTTCTTTTTTTGGTATTTTATTTTGAATAACTTTAACTTCATTAACTGCATCAAGATATTTTTTTCTTAAAATAGCATTTTCTTTATTTATTTTATTTTTTTCATCAATAGCCTCGTCCCTTTCTTGAGCTAATACTCCTTCTCTATCTTTTGATGCTGTAATTTCCTCTTGCATTCTTTGAATTTTTTCCAACCCACCTGTTTTTTGTAGCTCATAAGCTAATTCAGCATCTGCCCTTTTTTTTCCTGTAGTCTCCCTTGATTCGTATTCTGTAACTTCTCTATCCGTACGTATCTTCAGCGCTCTTATCACAATTGGCTTTAATAATATATCAATACCTAAAGAAAAAGCAGGAAGCAACCAGCTATATAAAAAAGCAAAAACCAACGGAAATATAAAAGATTCATATGAAATCAACGCTGATATACTATTTATTTTATCGTCTATTTCTTTATCACTAAATAATAAAATTAAGATTATTTTCCAATTAAAAAATAACCAAGAAAAAATAAAAGAACCAACAATAGGATTTTTAACTCTTTCTATCATTGTTTCAGATGTACATTTAAATAAATTAGCAAAAAAATCTCTCATGTTAGTTCGCCATACAGGATTCATCAGTATTTTGGATGGTCAGCTTTGTATCATATTTTCTAATGTTTTCCAAGTTATCCTGATACCCGCTCTCTGCCAGTTCCACGACCAACATTAGCAAAATACTGCGCTCTCGGACTGTGCAACTACTACCAGCCGCAATCCTGGCTATGACAGCGATCCGTTCAAGGGTCGAAACATCATCTAAATCAATCACGGTAATACACCCCTTAAAATACTGTACATAATTACAGTATATTTAAAATATTTCCTCATGTGAACATCTATTTTTCACAGTCCGGAACGCATTTTTCCGACCCGCGCCAAAATTGATGCCGATTTTTCTCTATATTTTTCATATTTTTCCGTTGTGCTGGCTCGGTACCGCAACTGGCCATCCGGCAGCAGGGTAATTTCCCGGCCGTCTATCACAATTCCTGATCCACTTATCAATTTTCCTGCCTGTTCCGGGCTTATTTCCCTGCCGGTTGACCGTAAATCTGCCATCACCGACCTGACTTTTTTCTCTTTTCCGGTAATCGTCCTCCGTGCCTCCGTACAGTTATTGACAGAACTCCTAGGTGGCGCGTTCGCGCCACTAACAGCAGACTCCGCATTCGCGTCGTCTAACTTCGGCACAATCTTCCACTGTTTGAGCCGGGTCAGGATCGGCGTGTCTATGCCAACTATCGGAGTGAAAACCCCCTTAATACGGATAATTTCCTCACCATAATCATTTATTTCTTCTGTTTCCTCATACCAAAGACGGGCGACTAATTCATCACGCTTCACGAACGGGCCACCCTGAGCATTGATATACCCCGCCCAGTCTCCGTGATCTGCCGCGTCATGAACCGCAGCAAAGCTGATATCAAGCCCTGCCGCTGTATCGTGATCGGCCATCCGGCGCAGCTCTCTGTATACCGTTACCGGCGCACCACCGATAAACTGGAACTGACGGATATTCCACCTGGCAGACCAGGCTGCGGCAGCTTTGGCAGCTTCTTTCATCGACTGGCCGCTTTCGTCGTCCTTTTCATCATCCATGGCATACCCGTCAACGTTTTTTGATATGTATTTGGCAACATAGCCCGTAGCAGAACCTTTATCCGGATCTATGACTTCGGCATGAAACCGCGCTTTCAGCGCTTTACGTGTGGTCAGTTCGTGGAAGTCTTCCTGATAGGCATAGTCACGCAGGATTTTCTGTACTGCCGGTGCTTCTTCCGGGCGCATAAAGAAAAGCATATGCCAGTGGGGAGTTCCGTCATGGTGAGGCTCTGCAACGCGAATACCAAAGATCCGCAAATCATCCCGGTGAAGCTTTGCCCGGATTTTGCTCCATACTTTACTGAGGTATTTCTGCGTGTCTGCCGGGCTGCTGCCGTTCCATTTGCGGTTACGGTGTCCGTGCCGGGTCGTCGCGTGATATTTTGATGGCGCTGTTAACGTGTAAAACTCAGCTACATAGCCGAGTTCATTACAGATATTTTCAAACCCTCTTATCCGCACCATCATTTCAGTTCTGCGGATCGCCGGATTTGCTGAACTACCATAGAATTTATCAATCAGGCTGACGCGGTTTCCTTCCTCGTCTTTCAGCTCCATAGATTTGAGAAATTCGCGTGTCCGCCGCTTTTGCTCCCGCCATTCACTGATAGTTACCCTGCTGGCATAAATGCTTTTCTTTTTGCTCACATTGTTTAATGCGATTTGCAGGTGCTCACGCCATGCATTGTTATGACGGCGCAATGCGTTCAGCCACCATTTATCTGATGTCATTCTGGCTATGGCGGCATAAGCGTCTTTTTCGTTAAATTCACGCTCGGTCAACTTAAAAAATAAAGGCACTTCCTGACGATAGGACCGGGTAACAGCAGCGGCACGCATAAAAAGCTGCCAGATGATTTTGAGATCGCTTTCGTCTGTTCTTCCTTCAGCCAGTTCTGCAAGGTCATTATAAATAAAGGCTGCTATTTCCTGAGACAGTGATTCAATACTTTTACTGTTAAGGTCAGGTATTTTGTTAAACCAGCTAAAATACCGGTAGTTATCCTGATCGGTCTTTGCCAGATGATATTTGGCTGTAACCAAATCGACACGTGGCAAAATCCGCTCAAGAAAGTTTTTAGCCAGAAATGCGCCTACAGCATCAGCCCCCCGATCTTTACCGATTTCATCAATCAGCTTATTCACATGCATCTGAACAATTTTTGATTGTTCACTCAGCCTTTGTTCGGCAAGTTTCAGCCTTTTAGCGCGCGTTTGCCGCTCCTGTATTTCCTCATAGGTCAGGAACGGACGTTCTATAGGTAAGATCTGCTTGTTCCAGTATAACGTTTTGTCTACATTGTTAAGCATCTCTGCTGTATTAGTCATTACACAACCTATTGAGGAATAAAATGAAACATAGCTACACAGGTGATCACTCAAGACCTGACTATGATGAAAAAATCACAAGCTGGTTGAAAAACAAAACAGAACCAATGTTTGGCTCAATGTCCTACCCTGTGGCTCTTTACCATGACGGATTTCTCTATCGCAAAATTACTGGTTCAGGTTTAAATGAATATGTATCCATTTGTAATTTCTTGGAAAAAATAGGACTTGTTAATCTGCTGGCTCCCGACGCAACATTCCGAGGCTACGATGCTGTTTTTGCTATTCCCGCAGTCAAAACAGAAATGGATAAAATCAAAAAACAGCAAAAGTAATAACCCCAAAAGCGATGCATTAAGTTTGTATACATCGCTATTTTTTCCACTTCACACGCTCCGGTAATGTTGCTGCTTCAGTTCATGGGTTGCCTGGCAATCAATACAGCGCTGGCAGCCCGGTACTTTTAACCGGCGTTCTGCCGGTATTGGCTGGCCGCAGTCGATGCACTCAGGCAGAGAATCACCAACGCGACGATTTACTATCGCGTTGATACTGTGTTCTAAAACTTGTTCCTGCATTTCTGCAGAATGGTCGATATAATCAGGCATGCTCGCTCTCCCGGATTTCGTTCTCCGCCCGTTCCGCTTCCCCCTCAAGCAGTTCTGCAATCTGGTGGCAATCCAGTTTGTCCCGTCTGGCCAGCATGCCAAGAGTGCGCATGCGGGATGCATAGCGATCAGCAACTGTGCGGCGTTCGTCCATGCGGTTTTGTTTAATTACACATTCGATAACAACGGCGTTATCGGCTTCACAACTTTCGGCTGGCATAAAAACAGGTGATGGTATAGTCATGGTGTTTTCCTTTTTTCAGGTAACAAAAAGCCCTGACCGATTAAGGTCATTAAAAACTTATTTATATAATTACTGTGGTAAAACGAGGTGCTTCGGTAATATCGCGCTTATTGCTCTGATATGATTAATTGCTTTTACAATGTCAAAGATTTCCTTGCTGCTGAAATCATTGTAATCACAATCGTGTTTTTCCTTTTCGATATTCGCCATATATAAAATAACGCCAAGGAATTTTTTATTTGCCTGATACATCGGATCAATGCGGTCACGCATTTCTTTAAAGAATTTTTTCAGTTCTTTATTTTCCACGCCGAAATGCTCAGAACGTAACTTTGCAATATGGTTTAAGCCGTCTGTACGCTGGCTTACCGGAATAGGAAAGGCGCGTGGTTCGCCGATATCATAGGCCTGTTGCATAATGAACCTCACTTAATAATGAGAAAGACCAGCGCGATTAAAGAAACAATCAGTGTTACTTTATCCGCGAAGGTGTATTTTTTGTGTGAATGGCGCATGACTGACTCGCCTGTTAATTTGTGCTGAAATTGGATATTCATAACTTCCTCACATCATCGTAGTGATCGCATCCACGGCGGACACGAAAGTCGGGGTACCGTGTAAACGGGCTGAGATAGTCACACCGATCAGCGTCAGGCAGCGGATTGCTGTATTTACCCGGCTTTTCATTTCACTGGCACTGGCAGCATTAATGCGACTATCTGAAACCGCTGCACCGGCCAGGCTTCCCACCGCTGCCGCTGTTTGTAATAAATAGGTGCTGAGATTCCCGTCTTTCAGCTCATTGACCGGCACTGACGGCTGACACTGCAACTGCTCAAGCAGTCCGTCCAGTATTGAAGCGTCCTCTGTTTCGTCGGTCAGTTTCAGCAGATCAAGACACGTCAGCATGTGAGGCTGATCCGGATTCAGTTTGTTGCGCAGCATCTGCGGACGCATTCCGATGTTCTCCGCAATCCGGACCAGGTCACCTTTGTGCTTTGCAGAAAACGCAATACACGCACTTTCAAAGTGGCTTTGTTTGGATACCTGATAATCAAACATGGTCTTTATTCTCAAAAAGCGAAAGAATCACTTCGCTTCCAGTGAAATGTTGCAGGATGCGGCGGCTTCTACGGTCAGTGCCAGCATATTGATGAAGACTTTTCCGCCCTTCAGATTCGGGTTCTTACCACGAACCGGCAGACGACCATCTCTGATCATGTCGCGGACTGTCGTTAGTGCCATACCATGACGGCGGCAAAACTCGTCTACCGGCAGAAATGGTTCCTGTACCGCGATTGTAATGTTTGGACGCATAAGGCAAAATCCTCTTTATCTATACATCGATTGCGCTCGATGTTATTCGCTTAAAACTACAAACAAGGCTAAGGTTATCTCGCTTTTTACGAATAATCAAGATTGATTTTCGCCTTATACGAGAAACCAATATTTAATATGGGTAAATTTCATTTAGATACGTTCAGTAAAAGCGGCCCGGTACTTGACCGTATGATCGAGGCTTATGGCTTCAGTTCTAAGCTGATGCTTGCCCAACACTTCGACATGGCTTCTAGTAGTCTATCGGGGCGTTATAGAAGGGATACATTTCCTGCTGATATGGTGGTCCAGTGCATGGCTGAAACTGGTGTCACCTTAGAATGGCTGGCTACAGGCAAAGGTAAGATGTATGAAAATCAGTCAGTTGATATCTTGCGGGTAACAAACCATAAGCTGATTGATGGCAACCTTTTTGAAGCCGGTGACTTAATGATCGACAAGGTTATATTTGGTGCCGGCACCCCAATCCCATCCGACCCTATCAGCGTGCAGGACGGAAAAAATTATTACCTGGTAGATAAAAAACACGGGGATGTGTTCGACGGGCAATGGCTGGTAAAAATTGATGGCCGTTTCAGTATCCGCACACTAACCAGAATGCCTATGCAAAAAGTCCGTGTCTCCGGCTCCGGTATGGCGTTTGATTGTGACCTGGCTGATTTAACTGTTGTCGGGCGGGTTGTGAAAGGCATTGAGGAATATTGATATGAGTACAACTAAAAAAAAATCCACTGCATCTACACCTACAGATACTGAAAATATCAATGAAGCTAATTTAGTAGAAACTGTTAATACAGAAAAGAAAAAAACATGTTTTATTATCATGCCAATTGCAGATCATCCTGAATATGAAAAAGGTCATTTTGATCGAGTATATAAATATTTGATTAAACCTGCTTGTGAGGTAGCTGGTTATGAGGCTGTCAGAGCCGATGACAGTAAAGCATCACATATGATCATGTTTGATATTTTAAAAAAAATAGTTGAATGTGACATGGCTATTTGTGATTTAAGTACTAAAAATGCAAATGTATTTTATGAATTAGGCCTGCGACAAGCATTTAATAAAAAAACTATTTTAATAACAGATGGAAATGAATCCCCCCCTTTTGATATCAATGGTTTTAGATATGTAAAATACTCACCTAGGTTAAGAATAGATGAGTGTTCCTATGACATAGCAGAAATAGCTGATATGCTAAATGAAACGACCATTGCACCAGATAATGACGTTAATTCCATCGTAAAATTACTAGAAATAGAGCCAGCAAAAATAAACAAAAAGGAATTAAACAAAGAAGAATCAGCCTTATTCCCATTACTTGTAGAAATGAATAACAAACTAACCTCGTTATCTAATGAGTCTCACCAAGAAAAAATTACACCGATTATAACAAACAGAAGTTCATTAGTTCCAAAAGGAAACTTCCAAAATCATGCTTCAATTAAATTTAAAGACGCCCCATTAGATGAATTATTTAATAAAAAAGAAATCAACCCACTTAATTTAGAATATACAGTAAATGGGCGAGACCTTGGAAAGCTAGTACAAATTGGTGATTCCGAACTCATTTTTAAAAATGATGGTGCACCCTTTAGCGAAAGAATATATAAAACACCAGAGAATTTATCAAAAATATATTTGAAAATTAAATAGATTATGTCAATCAGTAAACAAATGGGTGGAAAATGGTTAGTCCAGTGCTTCCCCAATGGCAGAAACGGCCGCAGGATCAGAAAGCAGTTCGCCACCAAAGGCGAAGCTATTGCCTATGAGCGCTACATCAAAGAACAGGCTGAAGATAAGCCCTGGCTTGGTGAAAAAATTGACAGGCGTTCACTGCTGGATTTGGTCGAAACATGGTACCGCTCACACGGCGTTACACTGAATGACGGAGCAAGACGGCTATCTGCAATGACGTTTGCCTGTGAAGCTATGGGTAGCCCTGCCGCCACCGAGTTTACTGCAAAGCTGTTTTCCGCCTACCGCGAACAACGGATCAGCGGAAAGCTGACCCGTTCCGACCGGGTGAAAAAAGTTACCCCGCGCACAGTCAATCTTGAACTGGCTTATTTCCGGGCCGTGTTTAATGAGCTGTCGCGTATTGATGAATGGAACGGTGAAAAACCGTTATCCAAAATCCGCCCATACAAAACAGATGAACAGGAAATGGCGTTTCTGTCTGATGAAGAAATTATCAGATTGCTGGCTGAATGTGAGAACAGTTCGGCTCCGCACTTACTGCCGGTGGTGAAGATTTGTTTATCTACCGGGGCGAGATGGTCAGAAGCCGAAGAATTATCCGGCGGTCAGGTTACCAAAAATATGATCACCTTTACCAAAACCAAAGGAAAGCGTAACCGTTCCGTACCAATCAGCGTTGGCCTGTACGCATCACTGCCAAAATCCAAAGGCTCAAAACCTCTTTTCAGTTCCTGTTATTCGGCGTTCAGAACTGCTATCAAACGGGCTGAAATTGAATTACCAGCCGGGCAGCTATCTCACGTTTTACGTCATACATTCGCCAGTCACTTTATGATGAACGGTGGTAACATTCTGGTACTCCAGCGCATTCTCGGGCACACCGATATTAAAATGACGATGCGTTATGCACACTTTGCCCCGGACCATCTTAATGATGCAGTTATGTTTAATCCTTTGGTTAGGTTAAAGATATGAGCTTAATAATTTTTATCATTATTTCTTTATGTATTGGTTGTTGGGTATGGAAACAACGAAATCGTTTTATATTAAATTCAGACAGTTTACATAAACAATGGCTATTTAGATTAGTCATTGCTTTTCCTTTAGTTTCCAGCTTATATTTTATAGTATGGCTAGGTGCACCTTACCCATTTAGATTTGATTCTCATGGATATAGCGTTTTCTTGGAAATAAATAAATTCTCGTTAGGAATACTAGCATTATCACCAATACTAGGTGCTTTTGTGGTATCTGCACATAGATCAATTCAGACAACTAAGCAGATTGAAGTAACTGAAGAAAAAAATAGAGCTGATTTATATTACTCAAAGCGAAAATTTATAATTGAACAATTAGAAGATTTAACTTTCTACTTTCCCCATAAAATAGATAATGCAAATTATATTTATGGATTATTTAGAAAATATGAAAACTTTAATGATAAAAAAAATAAAGACCTATATTTACAAATTGACTCCATGATATTAGAAATAAGAGATATCACCGATGAAATTGATAATGTCATTAAATTAAAAGTAAAAAATAAAAACCCAATTAATGAATTCACCGACTTTTACAATATAATTTCTGGATTACCACGTATAACCAATCATATATTTAATAAATGCGGAATAGTTTTAAAGCACAAATTAAAAATAGAAGAAATTATAGATCAACAAGATAAAAAATATAGTAGAAATCACGGGGAAACATTCGGGCAGAAGCTGTTAAAAATACATGATGGTCGTGTTAATCTGATACGTGACATTAAACTGGAGTTATCTAATATACACAAATCTCTTCACGAATTTTTTTCCATAATACTATTAGATGAAAATATTCTTGAAACATTACCAAATTTAAATAAAATTGCTTATACCACTAAAGATAATTCAAATGAAAATTAA